AGATCCTGCCGTGTATCAGAGGGGAGTTCCCCACTGCCCCATTTGCCACTTGGCCATTTTTCCACAAAATCCGAGTTTTTAGCCACATCACGCCCCATCATCTGGATTTGGAAGTCATTATGCTGCACTTCTGAACTCAAGTTAGATGCCCACCACACAATTCCAGCCGCTTGAACGGCGAGTCCCGCGTAAAGGGCTATCTTGGATTCCTGTTTAGGTGTGTCACCCATAACAGGGGGAATAATCCCAAAAAACCCCCCACGGGTCAAGGTGGGGGGTGGTAGCCCCCTGCCAGAAAGATTGAAGCGACTTATCTGGCAGGAGGCTTATCCGCTACTAAACAACGGGGTGACTGTGGATTGCCTGTGGATAACAGGTCACCCCATTGCCGCGAAAGCTGCGTTTACAGTATCTTCAAATGTAGCGTCCTCCCCTGCGGGTGAAGTCTTCATGGTTGGGGAGGAACCAGACATGGTGGGTTCTGCCCCCTCGTATTCCGCAAGCCTGTCCGTCAGAGCCTCTACTTCAGCACGCATTGACATATACTCCCGCACTACTGAAGGCAGGAGCTGGGCGGATACGGAATTATATGCGTAATCCACCGGATGAATCACAGTAGGGTCCGTTTCTGCTGCCTTAGTCTCAATCGCATCCATATCCAGACCTTCAATTCCAGAAAGAAACGGGAGCTTTTGCTGCACGCGCTCAACAACATTACGGGCCACATTCTGCCTGAGTGCCAGATTTTCAGCGGCTTGTTGGTTGTCTCGCTGTTCTTGGAGGTATTGGGCCTCCTGCATCGCAACCTCCGCATTATCGTAGAGGGTTTGTCGATGTTCCAGAATCGGGTCAATAGAGTTTATGATCTGGTAAATTGTTGCCTTGTCCCTGTCTGATGCGGTCTCCATCAACTCAAGCATTTTGGCGTCCTGCTCTTCCTGATCCGTCAGAGAGAGAAGGTCCGTCACTTCGTCGCGGTCCAGATCATACTTGTCCGCAATCTGGTTGGCTTGATCAAGCAAGGCATTCAAAGGACGGGTAATGGCATTCTGGTATGCTTCCGTCTCTTCAAGATTGTTGAATGTCTCAGCTTGCTCGTAGGCACGGATTTTTTCCTGTAGGGCTTCAACATCATTGCTATCTGTCATGCCAGCAAGCTCTTTTAGCTTCTGCTGGTTCTCCTCGTAGAGCTGCTTATAGCGATCAATTTCTGTTGTTGATTCCTTCAGCTCGGCCTTTAACTGCTTAAACCTGTTTGCGGCTTTAGGGGTCCAACCGTCATCCAAGGAATCAGAAAGATCATCCGTAGGGTCAAAGGACTGTTGCGGCTCCGCTTCAGTTACAGCCGCCGTTTCAGTTGCATCCGTTGCTTCAACCGTTTCAGTAGAGGGTGTAGCAGAAACGTCGAGTTGTTCAAACGCGGTATCAAGCGCGTCCATGAAGGACTCTTCGGCTCCGCTTTCACTGGCGTCAGGGAGTTGCTCTACTGCGGGGCTGGCTTCAACTGGTGCTTCTGGGGCAGCTTCAACTGGTGCTTCTGGGGCTGGGGCGGCTTCTTCGCTCATTACTGTATATGGGTCCACTCGTCAGGGTGAGCGGTTTTGGTTTGGTTGTTCTGTAGTTTGGTCAATTTGTGGAGGTCGTTAAAGGCATCGCGGTAGCCAGCATACCATGCGTGCCTTAAATTATTTGTTTCATTATCCTGTAAGGTGCCAAACGATGGCCCAGCTACTTCCTTAAGGATGGCTACCGCCTTTTGGAAACATTCCTTATCCAAGAGATCGCGTAACTCCTGAACTGACTTGGAGTCATTAAACCACCGATTGAGTGGGACAGGGGGTGTTACTTTCTTAGGCACCTGATTTATTGCTGAAGCCTCCGCTTGTCCATTGCTTGGAAAGCATGCCTTTTTTCCGAAGCCAAGCATCACAAGCCTCGTTGACTTCCTTGGATAAACCCCTGAAAGGATCGAAAGAACGAACTTCAGAAGAAGACTTGGTTTTTTTGTATGGCCCTCTTTTTGGGGAGGGTGATGACGGTCGCTCCATTGTATTTACTTGGTTAAGACCGAAATATCACACAAGAGAAGAACTGACAAAAGAAATATGAAAAAATTAACCCCGCTCTTCCTTGAGCATAGCCTTGGCAAGGATAGCGTAATTTACAATGTCATCACAGGCATCATCCACGCTCTCGTCAGGAACCTGTAATTCCTTGTCATTCACAAATGAATGGATGCGCTTAATCTTATCCATGACACGCAACATTATTCCGTGGACAGGGTGGATATCCAAAACGGTGCTGCACCTGAAATTTGCAAAAGGGTCTGTGGCTCCCTTGCCTCCGGTGTAGTCAGAATTTTTTTTCTCCATGATGTCCTTGCAGGTCTTGCAAGTATCATCGTGGATTTTAAGGAGTTGCTCCGAGGTCACTGTTCTCCCTGAACTCTAGGGCAGCTTTTGCATCCCGCATAGCCATTTCTTGGTCATGTTTCTGCTGCTTGATAGCCATGTCTACCTGTGCTTTCTCCTGCGCTATACGCATCTTGACCTGATGCTCCATCATCTTCGCATCAGAAGGTGACATCTCTGGCTGTTCTGGCTGCTCACCCATCGCGGCCATCTCTGCTTCCTGTTGCTGGGCTTTTGCTTGGTCACGCTGAATTTTTTGTGCCGCCTTAGTTGCATTGTTGATGGCTTCTTCAGCAAACTGCAACACCTGCTTCGCCTGCCCAACAGGGCCTTGCAATGCAGGGTCTCCTGCGGCGAACTGGACAGTCTGACTGATGTGCTCGTAAAAAGACTGCAACACAGGCAGTGATTGCATGGGGTCAACCTCCCCCGTATTGAGTTGTTCGATAATCTGGTTAAGGGCCGGGACATGCACTCCCAGATGTGCCCCATGCAGTTCATTCCCAACAACAGGAACCTGCTGCCCTGCCATAAGTTGCTGGTTCTCAAAGTAGGCAATCTTAAGGTCAACCGTTGGGCGCTTCTCCACTTCAGCAGGAACATAACGGTCGGCAAGATCGTGCCCCACCCGTGTAGATACAATGTCCCGTGTCAGGTTACGGCGACCCACATCGTCAAACTGACCGCTGATACCCTGCAATTCTTTCAAGGCCACCATCCGGTTGGCGTGGCTACCATTACCAATCGAACGCACAGCCTTGGTCCGGTCAACATCCAGTGTCTTGATAAATTCCTTCGGGACACCTTTAGCCGCGCACCTAGCGTAAAAATCCTTGATCGCAGAATCTGGTTTCTTGGTGGTAACAATACGCCGCACAACCTCGCGCAGCAAGCGGGTCCAACTTGCATAGAACAAATTCAAGCTGGCACCAGACAGTCGGGTCGTTACGTCCATGTCTGCGACTACCTGCATCTGATTCCGATACGGGGAACTCTGGTCCGGACCATAAGTGCTTACCGTGTCGGTGTTCATCCTCAACTGATTGTTGAGATCCTGCAACGCTGGCTGAACAGCAGTGCCCAAGTTGGGTATTGCCTTCTCAACAATTTTTACGTTGGGGGACATCACCGCATACGCGCCGTAGTAGGTGAACTGCAATTCGTCCAGAGACCTTTGATTTTCGGGTTGGATCATCACCGCAGAGGCGAGCATGGCTCCATCAATCTGCTGGCAACGCAATCGGTTACTGGTCTGGACATGGGCAAAGATCCTCTGACCTAAGCCCCGAATCGAATGGTAGGTGCCGTTGCTGCCGACACCATACGAGAAAAGAATGTAAGCCTGTTCCACGCTGGGGTAACGGCTAACCTTCTTATACAAAAAGTCTTTAGGGTCATTCTCCGCACTAATGTAATGGCTAACGCTGCCGTCCATCTCGCGGACCCAAAAATGCAAAACGGATACGGATGGGTTCTGGATTCCGGTGAAGAGGTCGTTGTTCTTCATCTCGGCCTGCAATGACTCGTATTCAGAAGCGTGGTTGCTGTAACCCCTGCGGCCATCAGTCGTGGCGTTTTTGGTAATCACTCGCTTCACTTCGTCAACATTCCAACCCACTTTTTCAGCAGCTTTGGGGTTGCGAATATACGAATACAGCTCATGCAATAAATATTGCCGCCTGCCAACAGCGATATCAATATGCTGTTCATTCGCGGGGGTCTGCCGTGGGATCAAGATATCGTTGAACCCACCAACACGGAACCGCCAGTCGTCAGGCGTGTCAAAATAAGCAACGGATACACCGTGCTTAATGAAGGTAGTGCAGAGACGAAGATATGCGCTGTGGAACTCTGGCCAACCCCTGATGAGGTGGGTCAGTTCTTCCGCGACGATTTCTTCCGCTGGTTTGATTTCCGCTGTTTCGCCTTGCGTTCCTCGCACTTCGACAAGTCTCTCCAGAGAACTATACAGGTCAACATAAGCAGAAAGAGCCACATCGAGGAGTCGTTGAGCATCTCCAAAATTAAGGTTTGTTTTCAGCCCCTGCCCACTGGTAACCAAACTACTCTGATCGTAAGGGGCGGCTCCGTCGAACATGGCGTCTACACGCGCACGGTTCACGGAAGACCGCTCGTCAGCCTTTTGTAAGGTGTTAAAAATAGAAAGGGCGCTTTTTACGTCCTTCAGGCGGGTCTTTACTGGTTGTCCCTTTTCGTCTAGGGAGCCGAGATCCAAGCCATCAATGTCAAGTGGGCGCTGGCTCATTGAAAGAAAGTGATACCTTTTTGACCTCCATTAGTCAATTATGTATATTTACACTTAAGGTATGGTCCTCGATGACCCAACAATACTGATGCTGTTGATTATGGCCCACGCAGCAGTAGTCATTCTTTTTAAGATTCTTAAGAATTAACTGGACGAGGCACGAAAAGACTTTTAAAAGCGGGGACCATGAAATGGTCATTGTATCCACTAATCGGTGCAGCCTTCGCCCTGATGGGCGTCTCCTGCTCCACAGCAGACTTGGGAAGCTCAGTCCCGCTCCCATTCACTGAACCCGCTACCAGTGCTAAACTCGACCTTGAACTTAGGCCAATCCCGCCGAAGTTCTGTATCGGGTTGGACCTTGTTCCCACTGAGGAAGAGGGAGAATAAGGGGCAAGAAACAAGAAAAGAATTCAACCCGCTTCGGGAAGCGCAACCCGAAGCGGGTTTTTTGTGTCGAAATTTCGGGGCCAAATCGACACATCACCAGAATATGTCGAAGAAGCAGACAGCAAGGGTGGCACCTAAAAAACCCAGCAGGAAGTAAAAGGCCAATGTCAGAAACTGCTGCCCCATAGCCTAGTCCTGCGTGCACTCACAATCGTCCCCCCAGACCTCCTTGGTAAGCAGGTATGTCTGAAACCTCTTACGGAGCAAAGAATTGTCAGGATGCACCAGCCACACATGCCTCTTGCCCTGATGCTCATGCTCCTCCAGAACGTGGATGCGCCCTGCATTCGGTCCCTTCTTGCGGGGGTTGATGCGCCACACTAGGCCCCAATAGGTAACCGCATAGTCCGGATAATCTGAGATTATACGGGCGTCCTTCAAAACGTATTCAAGCGTGACCTCGGGGGGTGGTTCCTTGTCGATGTCACAATGCGCGAAAAGAAATTGATTACCGTTGGCGTCGTAGACCGCAGTTCGGATCTTGTAGCCGTCAAAGAACCGCTTGAGCCGCTTGCGTGTCTTTACATTGTAAACGTGCCCCTCGGGGGATAGCGCATAGCAATCTGTGTTCGGAACAGGTTTGAATCCGTCTGGGATTTGCATGAGTGGTTTGAAAAGTTTTTCCTACGGCTTATATACTAGTATAATCATTATACTGATATATATACATCTAGGGAAACTTTTCATTTCGATTTTGCGGACTTCTTAAGTGCATACTGTTTTGCACGCTTTGCCAGAATCCGTGCACGGTTTTTACGGTAATATGCACGTTGATACCGCTTACGTTTTTCGCGCAGTTCTGGGTCTACAGTCTCCGCAACCTCACGTTTTCTAGCGATTCTGTCCTTGTTCGCTTGGTAGTATTCCCGCTGGTATTTTAGCCGTGCCGCTTTGTTCTTCAGGTAATATGCCCTCGTTGCCATAGGTGCGTGCATAATGCGTGCAAAATAAGGAGAGTCAAATTTTTTCACACGCCTAGATATATATACATGCGTGCGTGCATAAAAAACCCCCACCCCCCCGTGGCGTCTAGTCAGCATTACACATCTTGTCAGAACTTATCACCTAACTCCCTCATTCTCAGTGACTTAGGTAAGTGGAATATGACGTATTGATTTAACAGGACTATAAAGGGCCAGCCAAAGGGCCTCCGGAGGGGGTGCACGGTTGCACGGTTCGCTTGAACCAAGCAGGAAAGGCATGACGGTTTTTCTCTTCCCCTTCCCCTTGTTTTCCAGACTTTGCTTTGATTGCCCCCCTTTCAGGGGTGAACAGGGAGAGAAAAGGTATAACCAACTATACCCCCTCCCTCACCAACAAACACAAACACAGAAAGACAAGATAAGATGAACAATACAACTACAGCTAAACTGACCGCAATCTTCGCATCGAACAACGCCAAGTTCGACAAAGCATGCGCCATTGCCGGAATAGAGCACCATCGGTCCTGTGACAATATCGTGGACACCATCCACGCTTTTGGGTCCGGTAAGATCAACAACGGAAATGAAGAGGATGCCATCTCCAGCGTCGTCGCTGGAGTGGTCGCCAGTGAAGGGCATGCGCCCAATCACCTCGACTTTGCTACCCGTGCCAAGGAGAGCGGGGTATCTCGGAAAGGTTTCTTCAGAGCATGGAACGCCGGTCTCAAGATGATGGAAGACGCAGGCTACTCCATCAAGCCCGCACCTAGTGTGAGGCGTAAAAGCGCCTATCTCACAAAGCAGGATAATAACAATACCCTTAAGCCTATCTGGGATGGCGATAAGAAGGGCAAGCGCAAGCCCCGCACAATGGAGCAGATAGTTGCCTCCCTTGTGAAGCAGCATGGCTTGGAAGCGGTTGTGAATGCGGCTGAGAACGCCGCGTAAGGTATAACCAACTATACCCTCACCATAGTCGATTCATGCCCTGCCAAGGCGGCGGCAAGGTATAACCAACTATACCTTGCTGCCCCTTGGCAGAGATGAGTTTGCCATGATAGAGCAGACCTTAAACCGAAAAGACAAAGTTATGATTCAACCATCATTATTGCCAACACCCACCCGTTACACCGGACCCACAACCAGAATCCCTATCTACCTCGCTGTGCCTCTCACAGAGGCAGAGGTTCTAAGAAAGTATGGTGATTATGATCGAGTGGAGCAGGCCACCTCATCGCAGCCTTGTGAGTGCTGCGGTAAAGACATCTTCCTTGAATTGTATGGGTCTACTCTTCCCAGAGAGTTCCCCTGCCCCCATTGCGGAAGTAAAGAAACTTACCTGTTCGCTCCCAAGGGGTATGGTTTTAACACCATGTATAATTACAAGGCTGAAGATGCCAACTTCGATAAGCTCGAAAGGTTCCTTGCGGACAAGGACTAACCAATCTTAGCAGGGTATAACCAACTATACCCTGCTACCTTAAACCGAAACAAAACAAACAAGACAATGAGCAAAGTAAACGATTCATACCACAACCTCTGCATAGTGCATGATGTGTTTTGCGGCAGAGTGAATGAAGAAGTATTCCAGTATCTGATTAAGAATCGGGAAGACATCTTCACTGTAGATGATTGCGGTAACATTACCCACATCGCAAACCACGCTATCCATCCCCAGACTGTCAATGCAACTGAAGGGGGCAAGGTGATCGCCACCGAAACATTCTATGATGCAGTCCAACTGAAGCTGGAAGATTACTTGGCAATCCATGACCTCGCTGCCCTTGCCCATGCGCTGGAAGGGTAAAGATTTTAGCAGGGTATAACCAACTATACCCTGCTACCTTAACAACAAACACAGAAAGACAAATAAGATGAGCCGATTAGCATATCACATCCTCCGCGACAATGAAGCAGACATACCTGATACGTATGAAGGTCTTGACCGCTTCTCCGATACTGGTTCAAGAGCATTATCTGACATCACTGGTTACACACACCCTGATGCCTACGTTCTTGTTATCGTAATGGTAGATGGCGAACCGGATTTATGGGTAGTGGATACTGAACACCACTCTGATCCTGTTGCCGCAATCACGAAAGTTTACGATGATGGCGAGGAGTTCTTCCACCAGATCCTTGTTCTCAAAACCATTAAAGTATTCCACCCTTCCTCTGTATGGTCCCCCAAGGCAGTTCGGGGTCGCCTGAACGACACCCTTTGCCTGAACCATTAACCAATCTAGGTAGCAGGGTATAACCAACTATACCCTGCTACCTTAACAACAAACACAGAAAGACAAATGGAAATAATCAGACATTCAGAAATGCGGGAGGACGTAACCTATTCCCGTTCCTTCGTGTGGAAAGATATGCCAACTGCTGGGTTCGGGTTTCCCTGTGATGAGCACGGGAATCTGGAACCAACCGACAACCCTTTCGCAAAAGAAAACCTTGAGGGTTGTTTGTCAGGCAAGTTCGATGTCATCGACAAGGGCATCGAGAAGTGTGTGAACCGTTACCGTGAGCCTGCCATCGGCAAGTGTGAATGCGGTGTGGAGCTTACCCTGAATGATCCACTCGACAACTATTGTGAGTGTGGCAGGTGCTACAACTCCAGCGGACAGAAGGTCACCCCATCATCGGAGTGTGATGAGCAAGGCAACCCCCTTGCAGACTATTACGACTAACCAATCTGGTGGCAGGGTATAACCAACTATACCCTGCTACCTTAACAACAAACACAGAAAGACAAATACAATGGCTAGACAATCCAACCTCTACAAATACAAGATCGTAGAGCATCAGCAGAACCCACCCTCCTGCGGTGGTAATTGGGAGTGCGGCACCTACACCAGAGTGTGTATCTCCACCTCCCCGAAGAAAGCTCTCGCTATGGAGGAAGGCACCTACACCAGAAAGTTTGAAGGTGTGGACGGGGTGCCTGTTCTGCAAGAGCGCACCTTCACCAAGGGCAACAAGGTGATCTTCAATGAGTGGGACTAACCAATCTGGTGGCAGGGTATAACCAACTATACCCTGCTGCCCTTAACAACAGAACAACAAACCAACATAAGACATGAGCACATTCAGAACTAAGGTAGCCACTACCCTCCGAACCGAGGGAGGTAAAACAATCTGTCAGTATCACGACACTGATGTGATTACCTTCCAACAGGTGGAGACATCAAGTGACTACCCGATCTATGAAGTCACCCTGAATACAGGGGGCTACTTCACAAAGACCACGAAGAAAAGGATTAACGAAGTCGCTGACTTCTTTGCCCTCGGCTTCAATGTCACCCAGCGTAAGGGTGTCTGGGTAGTAGCTAACAACGTCCACACTATCACTACCTTCGGACCTGAAGGGAGTGGGGCAAGTCAGGAGAGTGATGAGGTAACCTTCCGCATCATGGGCTAACCAATCTGGCGGCAGGGTATAACCAACTATACCCTGCTGCCTTAAACCAAAAACAAACAAACGAGATAAGACAAATGAAGAAAATGATAATTGCATACCGTGTCCTTGTGGCACTCGGGGTGGCCCTGTTCCTCATCGGACTGGCCAACCTTGCACTGGACTACCAACTCGGTAGCTTCCAGTTGTCGTCGGTCCTTCTGGCTACAGGAGGAATAGTCTGCACCGGATTCGCATCCATCATGGTGGATGATTGCAAGATCCGTGCAAAGACTGCGTGGCACATAGCTGCCGTGGATCAACCATCCAGACCAATCAAGGTAAGTGACGGACCAAACGGAATGCTCCGCTTATCAAGTGAGTTCGCTGTGAACTTATGTTCCAAGTCTCTTAGCGAGGCTGATAAGAACATGATCAAAGCACTTGAAGATACGGAAGCATACCAGCATGCCCTTGAACAAAAATCAATGGTTCGTCTTCGACATCGTGGAGCCATTCTGATTAACGAGAATGGACTCCACTCCACTGATGGAAAACGCATCACCATGACTGAAGCAAGAAAAGCACTCGGTCTTTACCAATAAGAACAATGACAAAAGAAGAAGAAATTGAATTGTTGGAAAAGTTCGTGGCCTCCCTCACTAGAGATGGGGACACAACTTACTGCGGAGATTACTTCGCTAACCAACTGCCATTCATCAGGCAGGCTATCCGATTGGATGTATCCCCTGATGTTTATGGCAAGACGGTGAAAGAATACCACCGTGAGATGGTGCAGGAAGCGAAGGACATCGTTGCCAATGCTGAAGCGGAAGCGCAAGACATTGTGTGCAAGGCTGAGGCACAAGCTGAACTCATCGAGGCCCAGAAAAACTCGGCCTATGAAGATGCTCATGTAGCATTGGGAGAAGCCGTTACTAAACTTGATTGCATAAGGGAGCGTCTCTAACCCCAACAGGGGGCAAGGTATAACCGACTATACCTTGCCCCCTTTTAACTTCAAAAGAAAAGAATTGAATGGACGGAAGGCTCATCGCCATGTAAAGGATGAGCACCCAAACAACAAACAGTAGAAAGAACATAAGAGAAATGAGTAAAACAAATGAAGCACAGGCCGAGTATGAGCAGGGCAACCCCGTTGACACGGACCAGCAGTTTGCGAATCAAGCAGTCGCAATGGAGGTCCATGACAACAATGTGCCTATGGTGAGCACCGGACCATGTGGAACTGGCAAGACATACAGGGCGAAGCTCTTCGCTGGTCTGGTCGGTGCCCTTGGCAGGGTCACGCTGAATGCGACTGACATTCCGACCTCCGTTCTGAAAGGGATGCGAGCACCGGACCATGCAAACCCTGACTCGAAAGAGGTGAAGGTTTATCTGCAAGACCATGAGCTTGTGCCTATCCGTCATCACTGGTCTAAGGTGAAGCGGAATGGTAAGGCCATAGGACTGGATGCTACAATATTGTGGCATGTAGATGAGATCGGCACGGCAACGCAGCAGACACAGGACACTATCCTTGATCTGTCCGATCCGGATAGCGCACTGTCAAGGGTGTGTATGCCGAACCTCGCAATCTACATGACAGCTAACCGTGCTGGCATTGACGGTTCTTCATCCCAACGGTTGAGGACTCCGTTCGTCAACAGGGGTAAAAACATTACGTCTAATGGTAACGTGAATGATTACCTCCATGTTCTGTCTCGCAGTCATAAGTCATCACCGGAATACCTGTTGGCTAACGCACCCTTCACACTCAAGAATGTTCTTGCGTTGAAGAAAGAGTTGGCTGGCCCCAAGGGTGGTGAGTTGATGGCGCGGTCACCCCTCTTCGGTTGGGTGCAGTTTGAACATAACATTGAAGCCAAGGCCAAAGGGATTGCCAGTGAGCAACTCGCTAAGTGTTCCATCTTCGATCAGAATGATGGGCATCGTGGTCAGCAGGTATGTTCATTCCGATCTTCCGCGTATGCCATGAAGGAAGCCCTCCTCGATTGGAGTAGCGACCCTGATGGTTTCGAGATCATGCTTCGTGGATACCTCGGACATAAGATGGCAAAGCGAGCTATGCAATACATCAAGGTTATCCGCAAATCGAAGAACGAGGTTAAGAAATACATCAATGGTGATGATGCGGTTCTTCCCTCGTCACCTGCTGAACAGTATCAGTTCTGCCTCGCTGCTGTTTCAGTGTTGCAGGAGACTGAGAATCTGGATGCCGCCCTCCACATTCAGGAGGCGACTGGATGGTTCACCAAGAGGTTGCTGCTCAATGTTGATCGTGAGATTGGCAAGTGGTCATTCGATCTCTGCCAGTTGCGCGGCATTGATGTGGAGCAGGTAGAATCTCTCGCCACCTTCAAGTAATGGGTGACGAGCAGTTCCTTGATCCGGACACCCTCGCATCTCTTGAGGAGCAGGGTGACAAGGTGATCCGCGACCTTAACTAACCAAGCAAGGGGGCAGGGTATAACCGACTATACCTTGCCCCCTTTTAACATCAGACAAGATAAGATCAGAAAAGAATTGACGGTTAGCTTCTCACCGTTCAAAGAAGGAGCACCCAAACAACAAACAGTAGAAAGAACATAAGAGAAATGAATGGACTAAATAACATGGGCATCGAAGAGATCAGGGGCACCAGCATGGTGCGTCCTCACGTTAAGCAAGCCAACCCGAACACCTCCCTTAAGGCGGCGGCGGCGAAGTTGCGGCGTGCCAATGGTATTGAGGAGGGCAAGAAGAATGTCCGAATCAATGCCTCACTCTATCGCACCAAGGATAACTCTATATCTAAAGTCAGGAAGATTCTTTCCAGCTTCAGTAAGTCTATCCGCGATGGCGATAAGACAGTCGGCCTTGGCGAATCGTTACAGTTCGACAAGGGAACACACATCATCTCCAACAAGGACAAGGCTAAGGTGCAGGTCATCTATGACCGGACCCAGAGCGAACTCACCAAGGCCAAGGCCGAAGTCATTAAGGAATTCGATTTCCTTATGAGGCAGGGCAAGGATGACTTGGAGGGCAACCCTAACTACAATGGCAGGGAACTGCTTAAGGAAGCGTTGCCCAAGTATCCCACGGATGCAGAGGAGTTCGCCAATGAGTTCCAAGTCTCCGTGGTTTTCATGGAGAAACCATTGGTTACTGGAAACCTTAGCGCAGTCAGTGCTATTGCTGATGAGGCAATGAATCGAGGCATTGCTGCTGCGATGCAAGCAGCACAACGCCAAGCCACATTGGAGGAGAAAGCATTCGCCAATGAACTGGACGGACTCGGCAAGCTGATCAGGCAAAACATCGGCAAGCTGGATGAGTCTCACAATAAGAAGAATGGACGGTGGCGTAACGAGAACATGCGTAACATCCTTAACAGGGTGGACTCGATCAAGGACAAGCAGGATCGTTTCGGTGTGACTGCTGGACCCGTTGCTGATCTTGTTCGCAATATCTGCAACACCATCCTGTCCGACTATGAGTCGTTGGAGCTTCCCAAGATGGACCCACCTGAAAGGGAGGAACTCCTTGAGGATCTCAGTAAGAAGTCTGACCTCGTTCTTGCGGCGGCAGACGATCTGCTTGTGATCTAACCAACCAAGGGGGCAAGGTATAACCGACTATACCTTGCCCCACCTTAACAACAAACAGTAGAAAGAACATAAACATTATGTCATTCATTGATACACTACCCTCCTTCACTTGGTCATCAGCAAATGGTGGCGAGGTGAAAGGGTTGAGCACAACAGATGCTTGGGTCACCCCGTGGTTGCAGTCTATGCTGAGGATGAAACTCCTCACACCGCATCGCTACTTCCACTCGATCCAGACTAAGTTCAAGCTCTGCCCCCATGAGGAGATATGCGGTGGCTTCGCTGCCGTCAACGCCACCACCTACCTCCTGAATCCGATAGGGTTCAGCCGGATTGAGCGTGGCGCAAAGGATGTCGTAGGCCAGATGGGTATGGTCAACTGCCATGAGTTCGATCACATCGGACTTCTGCACCCATACCGCTTGGAGTCATTTGCTAACCACGACATTGCGAATCGTGCGGCAGACACCAAGATCAACGCCAACATCGACGAGGACAACAAACGGTTTGAGGCTGAGTTGGGATACGTTCCCTTCCCCTTCCTTGAACTGGATGATGAGTATGGGCAGATGCGAGTGATCCACGAACCCGAACTTGCGAAGGGTCGCCACGTTCCTGAGATTTACCAGATCCTTGTTAAGCGGGAAATGGAAGATCAACATAAGCAGCAGCAGCAGCAGCAGCAGCAGCAGCAAGGGGACGGTGGTCAACCGCAACCGCAACCGCAAGACGGTGGGCAACAGCAGCAGCAACCGCAACCGCAACCGCAAGCTGGTGGTCAACCAACTGAGGAAGACATCGAATCTGCTGGTGCTCGTCAGACCGAACGGAGCAAGAGCGTCAATGGCGGCAACGTCCTGCGACCCGAAGTTCCTGAAGGCTCCACCTTTGAAGAGGAGATGAAGAAAGCTGAACGTCAGGTGGAAGCAACCAACCTTAGCGCGACTATTGAAACCCAACGTAACGGGAACTTCAACGGGTTGCGTTCAGTCAGGGAGTGCGAGAAAGCCAAGGAACTTGGTAGCACTATCCATTGGGAGGAACCCTTACGGGATTTGCTCACTGGCGATACCAAGATGCGCTACCATGAGACATACGATCCTGAACTCTACTCAACGGAAGGAATCCTTGAGGATGTCAGGAACAAGCCTGATGCGATTGGTGAGATTGCCATTGCATTCGATATGTCCGGTTCCATAACGGACCCACAGTTAGCTAACCAGATTGGCAGGGCAGATGAGTTCGTGAAGAACTTCCTGTTTGATCGGATACACCTTATCCCTATTGATGATGCGATGGGTGAGGTTGTCGAACTGGAACACGGTGATCCGTTTCCGGACAAGCTGAAGAAGGGTGGCTCCGGTGGCACTCAGCTCGACTTGGTATTCAAACACATCGAAGAGGAAGAACTCAACATCAAGGCGTTGTTCTTCTTCACGGATGGACACACCAATTGGGGTAAGATGCCTCAGAATGAACCGGATGACTACAAGGTTATCTGGCTCAACTATGGAAAGAACCCCAACAAATACAAGTGGGGTGAGGTCATCGAGGTTGACCTTGCATAACGAAAACAACCTAAAGGCTTCAGCCCCTGTGCCTGACAAACAGGGGCAACCTTAAGAACAAAACAACAAACCAGAATAAGATGAACAAAGAAGAGTGTAGAGAACAAATTCAGGAAGACCTGATGGGTTATCTTGATGGGATTCAATCAGTCCTGCCGGAAGGATCGGAAGACGTTATTGAGCGTGTGTGTGAGATTGTAGTGGAAAACTTCGCCAAGTTGGAACCTTAAGAACAGAACAACAAACAAGAATAAGATAATGATAACTCCAATACATGCTATTGAACTCCCCGCCTTCCATGAGGTGGAAGATGGAGAAGTAACCTGCATCCCCGCAGACGAACGGGATGTGTTCGTTGCTGCTGAATTGCTGAAAGTAAGGCGTAGTGGTTCCCTGACTGGTAGACTTGTTCCTCACACCGGAACGGATGCAGAGCATTGCCTGACAGATGGGTTCTTCGTTTACTACCAAGTGGAAGCGGAGATCCCTCCACCACGCAAGCGGATCGGGGGACCGGAAACCAAACGCTATCCTGTCTGGGTTCGCGGGACTTACGAAGGCGGGGGTCACTACTCCCGTTGGGAACCACCGGAAGATCCGGAACCCGTCAACCCTGACGATGATTGCGGGTGCTTCCGTTCACTGCTCGACGCAGTTCATTACTCTATCCTTCAGAGGGTAGATCGTGAACTGTATGAGTCGGCTTGTTGCTCTATGGAACAATGGGACGCAAAGCACCCTCCAACTGAGGAGGGTTACTAATCACGAAAAGAATTGACGGCTGGCCCCTTGCCTGATAAAAGGGGCATCTAACCTAAACAACAAAAGACAAAATGAAGATAGTTAAAACACTATTCCCTGTGCAGGTTCAGGTATTGCGGTTCTTCTTGAAGGTGCTGCTATCTGGAAAGAACACGCTCGACTCATCTGAGATGGGGACGGGCAAGACGGTGGTGGCTTGCCACCTTGCCCGTGACTACGGCAAACCCGTTGCGGTGATCTGCCCCAAGGCAGTCATCCCCGCATGGGAGAGAGAGTTGGAGGAGGTCGGCATCACACCTATCTTTGTCTCCAACCTTGAGAAGTTGAAGACAGGGAGCACACCCTACCTCGACAAGATCACCACGCAACGTGGTAGCAGGAAGGCACATGCCTTTCAGTGGAACGTGAACTCACTCCCCACTGATACCCTCATCCTTGTGGACGAGATCCATAAGTGTAAAGGGCTGAACACAGCTAACAGCAAGATGCTGATTGCCTTGGTGACTCAAGGCTACCGCATCCACGGCATGTCCGGAACACCCTGTGAGGACGCAACGGAGATGAACGCACTCGGGCTGATGCTCGGGCTGCACTCTGGCAAGTTCGCCAAGGGTGGACTGGATCACTTCTGGAGGTTCATGCGGAACTTCGGTGTGACTCAGGATCAGTGGGGTAGTTACAAGATGACTGACCGCACGGCACTTAGCAGACTTCGTGCGCTCATGTATGGGGTCAATACTAACAGGCTGACCTCGGCTGACTTCCCTGATGCCTTCCGCAACAACCGTGTGTTTGTGCGACCGATCAACTTCCGCAGCAATGACAAGATCATCAAGGCATATGACGACCTTGGCATTACACCTAAGATCATTGACGACTTCATCCAGAAGGGGACCGTCACTGATAGTGAGCATGTCCTTGTCCGCTTGCTCAAGGCTCGCCAGTTGGCTGAGAGTTACAAGGCGGTGGACATTGCAGAGATGGCAAAGAATTCAATGGCGGCTGGCAAGAGTGTTGTCATGTTTGTGAACTTCTCGGATACGGTCGAAGCACTGAAGGTCAGTCTGAAGTGTGACTCGATTGATGGTTCGCAGACACCAGCACAACGGCAAGCTATCATCGACAGCTTCCAACGTGATGAATCCCATTGCGTGGTGTGCAACATCTCTGCTGGGGGCACGGGTATCTCACTACACGATGTGCAAGGTAAACGCCCACGGTCATCCCTGATCTGCCCAACCTTCAACGCGAAGGAATACCAGCAGGTGCTCGGCAGGATTCACCGCAACGGTGCCAAGTCGGACGCTTTGCAGGAGGTGCTGGTTGCCGCCAACTCCATCGAGGAGAAGGTGATGACAAGCATCAACCGGAAGATCGCTAACCATAGCGACATGCACGAATAGAACCCAAAGGCTGGCCCCTTGCCTGACAAAAGGGGCAACCTTAAAACTAAAAACTAAAAAACAAATAAGACAATGAACAAGAACGAAGCATGGGATTGCTTAATCGAACACGCAGGGGTTTCTGAAGACACCCTTAAAGTAGTCACCGCGATAAACGGCTGGAGCTTGGAAACTATGGAAAGCGTCCTGTATGCAGTGACGGGTTACCGTAGTTTTGACCAGTATTTAGGTGCGTGCTTTGATGCACACGCATGTTCTTGCCAACCCTGAGTGCAAATCCTGCAAGGGTGAGGGAGCAACCTTAAAACTAAAAACTAAAAAACAAATAAGACAATGGACAAAAACAAAATCAAAATCAGTAACGCATATCCTTTCGAGGATGAATACATCCGGTGCTTCCACCATGAGCACGCCGACATGACGAACCCGCGTGGCGCTGTGTGGGGAAAGAAGATATTCATTAAGGCTACAACAGAGCGTGGTGAACGCTTCTGCCTGATGGATGTGGGCTTTGAATCGAGTGAAGAGGAGGAAGCACAAGCACTCTGCGACAAGATTATTGCGCGTGGTGTGATCCAACTTAAGTATTGGACCCGCGATTATCCTGTCTACGGTTCTCCCGCATGGGAGGAGGAGGATGCGGAGCGGTATGCTAACCACATCATGGACCCCGCTAACCCTGAATACCACTAATGATTCTTAAATCAATGCCACCCAATGTCGGAACCATTGATGGTTACCCGATACGTCCCTGCGTCCGCTCCGGTTCGTGTTGTCTCAAGGCAACGTGCGCGGTGGGCGTGGGGCATGGTGCGGACCCAGAGGGACGTTGCAAGTTCCTGCGTGGTGAGTCTGCTGGAAATTATTCTTGCGGACTTGTAGATGATGGTGCCATACCGAAGGACACCATCCATGCGGGTGCTGGTTGCTGCGCCCCTCTGGGTAACACCGCCCGTGACGAAGTAGTTAAGAAACTAAAGCAACAAAACGAAAATGAATAAACTAGATAACATAAACGACATGATGAACGAAGCTATCAACCGTGCTTCGGCTTTTGATCAATGGAAACACGCATTCAACTTCGGAGGTATCTCCTATGATGAACGGGTGGAACTTATTAACTCACCTGAGTATAAGGCGCACATACGCAATCAGTATGTTCATTCCGTTGAAACACCCGAAGGAACGATAGTTTGTGCTGCCTCAAACGTGCAGGGGGGTTACAACTGGAAGTTCAAGTTCACCATCATTCCCGTGGGACAGACTAAAAGAAAGCAGTTTAGCAAGGCAAAGGCTAATGCAATCCTGTCCGCATACCAACAAAACGAAACAAAATAACACAATGGCTAAACGCAAAAAACAAAAACAACATTGGACCCCGCTCTACCGAACCGAACTCAACAGGATGAGTCCGGAGCAGGAGCGGGATTGGATCAGCAAGTTGGTCACTGAGTTTAGTGTCCCCAAAGAAATAGCTCTGGTTGAGTTACGGCGCAACGCTACCTTGGAGGTGTGGAAGAACGACATCTACACGGTGCTCGTTGACCGTAACAACGAAGAGTATAATGGCTGGGTCCACATCTCCTTTCGGAGAAACGACCGTGAACCTGTGACGGACTGGCGGCACAAGCAACTCATCAAGAACCAACTTGTTGGTGAAGAGTGCGAGGCCGCTGAACTGTTCCCTGCTGAGTCCAGATTGGTGGACACCGCCAACCAGTTCCACCTGTGGTGCTGGCCTGAGAAGGAACACCGTTTCCCCTTCGGCTGGGGTTCACGTGTAGTAACGGAAGATGGCATCGAAGGACACACCACTCAACGTAAACCAGAAAAATGATAATCGACGTAAGGAAATATCTCCCAGCTATGCAACGCAAGTCTGCACAGATGGTCATCAAGCAGGAACTCGACAGCTTGCACGACAAGCTGATCGGGTTGCACCAACCCAAGGTTGACAAGGATGCGGTCCTCCATGAAGCACTTGCCCAAGTGGAGGACTTGCAGAAGTTAGTCAGTAAACTTTAGAAAAGAGTTGACGGCTGGCCGCTTGCCTGAGAAAAGCGGCAACCAAACCAAACAACAACAAACCAAACCAATAAACAAATGAGCAACAAAGTAAAATACAACAAGCGAACCAAGGCTTACCGCACCGTGGTCGAAAAAGAGGGGGAGCTTCCTGAAAAGGACTACCCTACCTCTGGAAGCTACTCCTTCCATCAAATGCGTGACGAGGCAAGGAAAGTCATCGGCAAGATATTTGAATCGTATGCCGCCTTCCTCGGCACCACCAGAAAGTGGACGCTGGAGTATGACAAGCC